TATGTATTCGGAATTACCGTAGGCGGATTTGCAATGCAAGCACCCTTGATTAAAGTTGAACTACCATTAAATAATGCAGAAATAAGATTTCCTGTCATTTATTATCTTTGCTCCAAACCGCTTTTGAAGACTTCAAGATGATAATACAGACTTATACATTAATTTGTAGCTCGTCTGCCTGGGGCATAGCGGTAATGCCCTAGTTAGATGTCAAATTTTACTTTATACTTTTGATAATATTCGTATATTCAATAATGTTGGTTACTAACAATCCAATTCCGGAATTATTTGAAAATTCATTGAACTTCTTTGCTCTCGGTTCAGGATTATATTCAAACGAGTCAACGACACGATTAATCGCTTCAACATATTCTGTTGGAATATTTTCAAAAGAGATAAGCTTGGAATTTAATAAAAACTGTTCATTGAGATTGTTTTCGTCAAGCCACTTATCGAGCTCTCCGGAATTAACAATCTTTTCTGCGGTTTTCACACCCGTTCCGCGCTTAATTCCCGGAATGTCATCAGACTTATCACCAGTAATAATCTTTACGAGCAAATCTGTTTCCGGGTTCAATGTTCCTAAATACTCTTTCTTTATCGCGTCGAACTGGTGATAATTTGGGTAAACAAAAAGTTGCATAAAGTCTCTATCAGAAGAAACATTATAGCATTCCCACTGTGGATGATACTTCGTAATTACTGCAATTTGGTCGTCAGCCTCGGTCCTGGGCACATCTACGAAATAAATATTGGTACCTTCGAACGCTTTTTTCATACGTTCGAGCAAGTTACCCCAGACTTCAAAAAATTTATCGAAATTAACAATAGATGCGGAACGCTTTGCTGCACGACTGGCTTTATAGCCTTCATAAATGTCCTTACGCCAACTTGTTCCGTCAATACAACAAAATACCCTATTAGGATTGATTTCACTAATAGCCTTAAAGAAAGATGAGAAGAATGTCGCCTTAAATAACAGAAACTCCTTTTCTTCAGGTCCAGGAGTTTGCGCAAACAAACAGCGCATAATCATGTTAGAAATATCGAGGGTTAGTATCTTATTACTCATACACCCTCAAATATAGGTAAAAATAATTTTTTAGTCTTTCGCTCTATGGAGTTTTATCCGACTTTTTGATTTGGTCCATCAGGCAACGGCTGATAAAACCTTCAATATCATTGACATCGGTATCGATATAGTAATATTCCTTCTTCAGTTGTTCAACAGTTCCGAAATAATACTTCTTGATATAGCACTGGGATTTAGTGTCTACTAAGGAATAACCGGAATTATTGGCGAAGGAATAGAATTCAAGCATTTCATTTCCGTTAAAATATTCACGGACTTTCGCAGCCTGACTGATTATACCTTCCGTCTTTACCTTGTTGATTGTAGTAGTATCAACAACGTAGTCATACACGTTTTCCTTCATGTCGATAATAGTCACCTTCTTGTCGGTGATAGAAATCTTTGATTCTGTATTCATCGTAGCACAGTAACGAATGTTGTCGATTGCGGTGCAGATTGCATACGTGTTGAATTCCTTGAAAACCTGGGCGAAGGCACAGGCGACAGAAAAGAAAATGGGTAATACGAACTTAATCATATTACCCAATATAGAAAAATGTTGTGTTTTTGTCAATGGTTAAATTAAAGCGAACATGACGATAATACCACCGAAGAGACCGACAAGGATGAGGGTCGCGATTATCTTCAGTGCTAATTCTTCAATGCCGTTGCCGAATAGGTTTTTATCTTCATCTTTTGTCATATCATTAACCTGTTGTATAGAGCATTTTCTTGTAATCCAAATAATTCTTAATAGTAAATCCGAGATTCTTAATGTTCGTCAGCGTTTCTTCGATAAAGTCATAGTAATACTTCTGAGTATCGTATTCCTTTATTGCCATAAGGTATTTCGAATCCTTGTAAATCTGAGATTCTATTTCCTTGGTCGTTCCCCAGCTTACGTTATCATTGAACTTGTAATAGTAATAGAGTTCTCCATAAATCTTGTTGAGACTGACCTTTAGCTGCGATACCAGATATTTCTGGGTAGTATACAACTTCGTCCATTTCTGAATAGTAGAAGGCAATAGGTTATTTACACGCATCACCTCTTCGATATTATCAGGCAATGTCGTATCTTCTTCTGCATATTTCTTTAAAATTTCAAAATCTTCTACTTTCATAATTTATCCTTAATGTTTAAATATAGCAAATCCATTACGATTCAATTACAACATATATATAAAATTTCCATGATTTTTAAAACGACAGAATATTTTGTTTTTAGTTAAAAAATTTTTTACAAAAACTTTCTATACTTGGGTTTACATATTCAAGTCTGATTCCTCGGAACGAAGACCAATCCAATGGAATTATCGGTAGAGGGTCAGCCATTGAAAACTTCAGATACGGGTTTTCCAGAAATGAGCTGGAATATCGTTTTGAAACATACTCGGTAACAGCTAGTGGAAGTATCAGCGAAGTGCAGATTAGCAATCTGCACGTTTAGCCGCCATGGTTTTAACGGATGTAGCCGAAGTACAGGATGACCGCCTCGTAAGCCGTTATGTAAATCCCGAAAGATTGACGATGAAGCTTTATACCAAAAGTGGAATAGTCATAGTCTGGAAGTTCCTTCTAGGCTTATGATCTCTGAATCGCATTACCCAAAAGATAGAACAAATAAAAATAAAACCTAGTTTAACAACTAGGTTTTAAAATTAAAGATTTTTAAATTATTCTACTGATAAATCGATTTCATCAGAAAGTTCTTGCAATTCATCAAGCTCTTCTTCAGAATATTTCTTTTTCTTCTTATTCAATACTGTTTCATCAATCTGAATCGAATCCAACTCGACGAAATTTTCTTCTGTATTATACATCATAAATTTCTCCTTATTTTAACTCACCGATAGGTTCTTCTTTTCTAATCATGCCCTTAGGGAATCTTGAATCTCTCCAATATTTTGTCATATCCCTGCTTGCACGAATATTAGTAAATTCTTCTGGTTTCAATGTTGGCCATTCTCTGGACCATTTTCCTCTATAACAGCCAGGTATACCAGCTTCGCTTGCAGATTTTCCATCCTTTATAGCATTTAGGATTTTATTAAGCGTTACGTTATTTTTAGAAACACAGAAATATGCAGTTCCAAAATAACTATCTTCAACTTTTACAATAACATTTTTAAGACAGAAATCAACAACGTACTTTTTATCCATCATTGCAACGCCAGTTTCTGTATTTTGAACCGCATATCTTTCAATATTACCAAGTTCTGGATATTTAAGCGACATTTCATCCGCTAATTGTTTCCAAATACCAGTATGAGCAGTTTCGGCAGTATTATTCAGAATCTGACGATAACGTGTAATAGCACGATAGCTCAAAGCACGTCTAGCAGCATCCCATTCAGCTTCCGTAAAACCAACAACACAGTCGCGGTAATAGTGAAGCATTTCATGAACAAATGTATTTCTAAAAGCTGCAAAAGTACCACAGGCATTGATATTAAGTTTAATTTCAACACCTTCAACTTTACTTTCGTAAACATTCGGTCTCGGTCTAAAATAGCCGTGAACCCTTGTACCCTTGAACCAACCTAATTTAATCGGTTGAAGCTTGCCGCCGAAGTAAGTATCGTTAAATTCATTAAAATACTTCTTTAACGCTTCGTCATTCTTTTCGAATTCTTCACCAGTATCTGGGTCTGTAAGCTTAAAGCTTTCGTCTAATAAAAATTCGTTATTTTCCATATATTATTTATGACAATGCTTCAATGAAGGTAATGAACTTCATCGGGATATTTTGGTTAGTAAAGCATGCACAGGAGGACAATTCGTCATCGTCGTCGAATTCCGGATCCTTATGGACTGGCCAATTTTCCGGAAGGTCGATTCTGTACATATACATCTGAGGCATTTCCTCGTCATGGTCTTCTTCCCATTCGATTACAATCTGGTTAAACATGGACTGGGCGAGGTTATACATTTCGTCATTAAGCTTGTGCTGGGCCATTCTTACGCTTGTGTCTATATCTATATCCCCTCTGAGAATAAGGACCTTCAAAGCCATCTTACCGTTAATCATGTAGATACGTGGAGGATAGTTGACGCTCTTAGACTTTCTCTTGCAACGGAGACCGCCGGTTTTAATTAAGTCATCAGGAGTAGCACTGCTTATGTGATAGAACTTGGTAAAATCAAGCTTTCCAAGGAACTTGTTGAAAGTAGCCATGTATTCCTTGTTTTTGAAAAGCTCAAGTTCATAATAAGGCTTGACGTTATCGACTTCTTCACGTCCCTGACGGAAAATGACTTCATCAGTAGTATAGTTGCCTTCGTCATCAACGAGAGAACAATCGTCCCAGCCGTTAGCGGCAAAAAACTTGGCAACGTCATGAACATCGAGGTCGTTTTCCTTCAATATGTCCTGGCTGAACTTTACTTCCATTCCGTTTAGAATCAAACGCTTAGCACAGTTCTGTAACGGAATATGAAATCTTACCCTGAACTTTTTCACAAGTTCCGGCAAGTCTACGAATTTAAGCGATTCCGTTAAAATATTCAAAAGTCTCATTTATTCTCCAATCATTTTCTTTAAATTCTGAACAGTGTCTTTATATGTTCCACCCGAACTGATAAGTTCAATCCAGGATGGGTCTAATTTCTGGGTCGTAAAACAAGCGCCAGTAGAAACTTCTTCTTCGAGTTCCGTATATTCAGGGTCCTTATATACTTTTACTGAATCTGGCAGACGAACCAGATATGTATTCTTACCGTAAGCCCTCATGGCTTCAACTGTATAATAGACGTTATCCCAGAATTCGTACTTGTTCTTTACATGAGCCGCAATTTCTTCAAGGCTCCAAAGATATACACGGCCTTCGTTATAAATCGGACCTACCTTGGTCGCATTCGGCTCTTCATCAGTCCATGCGTTTTCCTTATGCGGTCGGAATCCAATCTTCGAGAACACTTCGATATTTCTATGAGCTGCACGAAGGTACAAACCGTGGAACTGCTTTGCAAATTTCGAATCAGACTTATATTCAGTCCTGGAATTTCTCAAAACAAGCGACCAGTCGCTATATGCACCGATTCTCCAGCCGTAGTTATCAAGAAGCTCGTCGAAACCCTTTACGGAGTAGTCAATCTTGTCGAAAATAGAAGGATCCATTTCGATTACGCTATCCGTCTCGTCGAGAACATAATGGGCAACGTCAATACCGAGTTTTCCCTTCAAGAACCCGACCAG